TTGGCTCCACCTTTCTTAAAGGTGGAAAAGGAGATCCGTATGAAACAACTCATTCATGACTTCTTCTAAAATAGCAGTCATGTTATCTTTACACAAAGACATTGTAACACCATGAGCCATAGCCAATACTAATTGCGTTTTAACAAAATTGTCACTAGGTCGAATGCCTAGCTCTAACAATTGACTATCTTGTAAATATTCTTTCATTTTTGAAAAAAAAGTAAACAATTGTGTTTGACTAGGTTTCTTTTTATCAATAAATGCTTCTTTTATTAAATTCGTACCTAAATCAAGAATACATTCATATTTTTCTTTTGGTATTTGGAAAAAAACATTTGGTGGTTCAATGACGTTAGAATTTAACACTTGAAGTATTGATTCACGAGGTTCTCGTAAAAACAATTGTGTAATCAAATCAAAAAGCGTTTCTTTATACTCTTGTTCCATTTCAAAAATAATTCCAAAATCAATAACACCAATTTTATAAGGATATTTTTCATCATTGTCATCTTTGATAAATAATATATTTCCACTATGTAAATCTCCATGACAACATCCATGATGTATAGTAGTGACTAAGCCAAACTTTAATACTTGCTTAGAAAACCCATAGTAATCTTGTTCCTCTATTTCATGCATTTTTTTCCCTTCCATATATTCCATTATAATGAATTCGGGATATTTTTCAGTAACAGATGTAAACACCTCTTGAATTTTGACATATTTTAAATGTTTACAATTGTTTCTCATCTTTACTATATTTTGCACTTCTTCTTGAAAATTGGTTTGATGCAAAATCATTTCTATATTTTTTTCAACTAGATCAGCAATTTTGTATATGGAGAAAAAAGAATAAATATATACAATAATTTGTATATTGTGAATAGCGTCTTTTAATTTTTGATCTATATTTTTTCTTTTCATTTTAATAATCATTGGCGTATTATCTGATTTTTTATATGCTTTATACACTAGAGATATCATACCAGCATTCATTGGTTTTTCGTAGCCATCTTTTAAAACAAAATCATAATCATTTGTAATTTCTATTAATGACTCTATTTGAATATCATCAAATGTATAAGGGACATTGTCAGTGAATTTTAATAGCTCATTGTTGGTTTCTTCATTCACCCATTCTTTATTCGATGCAATGGCTTGAAATAGCTTGACATATAAAATATTTATTGTTGCCAGCTTCTTTGTAAGACGACGTATATAGTTTGTATAATCTCTAAAAATCATGTAGATGGCAGTTTCGCTCATTACAATAAAAAGCAGCTGCGCGATCTGAAAAAAGGTTTCTATGGAAAATTCGTTCATTTTATTATATTATTTTACGTTCTCTATAAATTGTTTTACACGTTTAAATATTTTATGTAAAACAATACCCATCATTTTTTGAATGGAATGAGGAGGAGTTATTTGATTATTATTGAATTGAACATTAAATGTAAACATTATTTTATGAGGGGTTTCTATTTTACAAATACATTGCATATTATTTATAGATAATAATTTGGCATCATTCGGAATACTATCTGGTACATGATCAGCAATTGATTGGGATGTAAAAATAATTTGATTGTCTTCTATATGTTTTTTCATGGAAACATATGAATATCTTTGCGGCATACCCAAATCTTCAAAAAAATGTTTCAACAAAAGAGTGACTTTTGCTTCATTTTCGTTCATTTTTTCTATGTTTGAATATAAATAAATGTCTGGATTCAAATCATAAATTAATTTCATCAAATTAAAATCAACAATTTGATCTAGATGTATGTGATTATTTTCTATAAAAAATTGTATATGGTATTGATGCTTAGAAATGTTGCTAAATAAAAATCCTTCTTTATCATATAAAATATTAGGTGTATCCATGTACTAGTATATGGATAAATTAAAACTTTATTGTTTAAACGTTTTTCTGGAATCAATATATAGTTTTAGTATAAACCTGCTTTATACACTTGTAAAGCTTTTTCTTTTTGTTCTACATAATTACATATTGGTTTTGGATATCCAGTATCTTTATAATTCATCCAAGTAGTTTCCCATTTTAAAATATCTTTTGCTGGAACATCTTTTAATTCTGGTATCCATGTTTTAATATACATGCATGAAGGATCGTATTCTTCAGTTTGCAACCAAGGGTTAAAAATCCTATAAAATGGTTGCGAATCAGCGCCGCCACCCATAATCCATTGCCAATTTCCATTGTTTGATGCGGGATCATAATCTGTCAACATAGATGCAAAATATTTCTCTCCATGTTGCCAATTAATTAACAATGTTTTGACTAAAAAAGATGCTACAATCAACCTGGCTCGATTATGCATATACCCAGTGTGATTCAATTGTCTCATACTAGCGTCAATAATAGGGAATCCAGTAGTTCCATTGCACCACATGTTGAACCACCTTGTATTAGGATGCCATTTTATTTTATCATATTTGGACTTCAATGAATGACCTAATACACGGGGATACGAGTGCAAAATATTGGCATAAAAATCGCGCCAATATAATTGTCGTATGAATGCTGTTTTGCTATGAAAATGCTTATACACTTCGCGAATAGACAAACATCCGAATTTTATATAGGCGCTCAAGAGAGAAGTTGGTTTCGTCAAATCATTATGTGTTTTGGAATATTGTTGCTGTGTTCGTAAAGCAGTTTGTAACACTTTCAAGGCATTCGATCTTCCACCACGAACCAAAATATTTGGATTCACTTTTGTATATTTTTTAAGAGCTTGATCCAATGTTATTTTGTTTGAAATGGCTGTATTTGAAGAGGAAAAATGGATTTTGCGCATGTTGACTGGTTGATCTACGTGTTTTTTCATGGCGGTTTCATAATAAGGAGTGAATTTTTGATATGCTTCACCTGAGCCATTTACAATGGTTCCTGGTTGATGTAAATAATAATCATATGTATACATGACATATGTTTTTACATGTTCGCATAGTTTGACAATAGATGCATCTCTCTTTTTTGCATAAGGCGAAATGTCTACATTGAAACATACTAAATCTATTTTCCATGCTTTTATACATTCGGCAACTATTTTCTCATTATGTCCATAGAAAGTATATAAATGCCCGCCTGCTCCCGATATTTGTCTTGATAAATCTTCTAGGCTTTCAATCATGAATTGCACAGCGTTATTTGATTTGAATGCATTTCCGTTTCCTACTTGCTCAGGTGTAAAAATAAAAATAGTATACACGTGTTTACAATAGTCGTTTAATAGGTTAAGACCATTGTTATCTACAATTCTTAAGTCGCGTCTAAATATAAATAATCCATTTTCATAGGACATGGGTATATTATATACAAATATATACTTTTAATAACCAATATAAAAGTAATTTAATAATGGAAATATGTCTGAAATTGGGGGGTTATTACTTCAAATAACAGGAAATCGAGAAAATGAAAATCATTCTTTGATCCCGCAAAGTATTGCTATGGGTTACAATACATATGATTTCAATATGAATAATGAAATCGATTTAAATATGTATCCTTTACACGATGAAATATTACCAGAATGTATTATTTTAAGTGGTATGAACCATAATAATGATTTATCTTATTTGGAAAGATATATACAATTATGGACCTTTATGTTTACTATTGGAGATGTAACTATACTGAAAATCCCATTTTCTTTGCTATGGAATTTGGAAAAGCCTACTATCATAGAAAACAAAATGTATTTAAAAATACCATTTCATATGTTTTTTGGAAATGTACATATTTGCGGGTTAACCAATTATATCATTAAATTTAGTATTGAATATTCAAATATAAATTACAATAGTCAAATGTATCATTATCCGCATCCTGTCACTTTTTCTTTATTATGTAAAACTTTTTTTTATGGAGAAAATATACGATTTGATACAAGCAACAATTGTATTCAACAAATCAATTCAATACAATTAAATACTTTACCTAATGAAAGTAGTGATGAGTTTAGAATTCGAACAAATCGATTTCGGGGATTTGTAAAAGGATTTTTCATTGAATCTCCAAATGTATTTGAAACTATGAGAGATATAAAATTTTTTACCAATCAATTTGTTCGATTTCATTATGATGCATACTTGATAAGACAAAAATGCGTAAAAATTAGTGATTCTATGATGTATTTTCCTTTTCATCCAGAAGAATTATTTCAAAACAATACAAACCGATCTTATGTGGGTTCTATAAATTTTGATGGCATTGAAAATCACTTTTTAAATCTCCAATTTTCAAATGCAAGACAACAAGTACGAGTGTATGCTTTGAGTAAAAATAATTATAGTCTAATGAATAGAATATTTATTATGAGAAATATTTTTGTTAATTTTCATGTATACGAAACATTTGAAACGCATCCTTTAACACCCATTGAACAATTATTAGAACCCTTTTTTCACCAAAATATGCCTAGTTATGATGTATCTTTAAATGACCTGCCTTATATAAGTGAAACCTTGTATCGTAAAATTTGCGAACAAGATCAAAATATATGTCCAATTCGGCAAACGGAAATTCAGGAAAATGAAAGGTACATGTTATGTGACCAATGTAGAAATTGTTACAATGAATTTTCTTTAATTCAATGGTTTGAATATTGTAATAATAGTAGTAATGGTGCTAGAATTACATGTCCGACTTGTCGTTCTATATGGGCCAATTATAATGTGTATATAAATAGTTTACCAATTGGTGACTTGTTTTAATCCTGTCCAAAATTGGTTTTCATTTTGTTTCACTTTTTCGGATTGCTGTGCATAATAAAACGCCAGTGCTGCGGATTCTTCATCTTTTTGCTTATTTTGATGATATAATTGTCGTAATGCTTCCTCTTTACTTAAAGGTGTTGCATTTGCATTTTCTCTATGATGTTTATATTCATCTACAGATCTAAATTTAGGAACATTATTATAATCCTCTTCTGTAATAGGGATTACTGATTCTACATAGGCTTGTCGTAAATCGGTGTAGCCCATACCATCGCTACTGAAGAGAGAACCTGATGTAAAATTGCTGTCATATGCCATTAAAGAGGTGGCACCCAAACCATGAGCGGTTAATTCATTGACGCCAGTATATGCAGCAATTGTTTTCACTTCTTTTTTCCTCTTTTCCATTTCTGAAGCCATTTTGTCTTTGGTAATGTTGGTAGGTGTAAATATAATATCTTCATCGGATTTTAGCCAATTCCCATATCCATTGGATACCGGATCTTCTAGGCGATGCTTTTCAAACTGCTCATTAAACCAGTTGTTGAATTGTTTAGGTTCTTTTAAGTCTTTGTTCATAGTAAACATTTTATCTAAAATGTCTCCATTGCTGGAATCATAAAATTCGCTAGTGGTTGTGGTTGTTTTTTTAGAATTTACTTTGTTTTGAAATTCATAAATGCTTAATAATTTTTTGTATGCGCTTGAAAAAAATATAAAATATTTATTATCTAATTGCGATTTGTCAGGGTGTGTTTTTAATACTAATTTTTTGCATTCTTTCATAATGTCTTCGCTTAAAGTCATGGATGTACTTAAGCCAAAAAGTTTGTAAAGCTCTGCTCGCGAATAGTTGTCAATGTTTAGGTCTATGGTAGTGTAATTTGATTTATCATATTGTATATTTTCTCTCTGGGGTTCGTTTATAAAAGGATTGACATTTGCAAACGGGTCTTCTTTGTAGCCATTGTTTGTTTCTTTAATTTTAATACCGCCTTTATGACATTTTGTCATGGAAACATTGGACATTGGTTGTTTCTTCATTTTATTTAATTTAGAAATTATTATTTAAATTAAAAAATACAATATATAATCTGTAAAATTAATAATAATTTAATTAAAATAAAAATAATATATATATGCCAAATCCTTTTAGAAATATTTTAACTGGTTATGGAACACCATTGATTGATAGAAAACATGTTACTGCTGATGATTTAGCAGAAATGACTCCAGAACAAATTGCTGCATTGCCATATGATAAATTTGGAGATTATCAGTCAAAATATTTGCACGAAGACAAATTTTCTCCTGAACAGAAGGAAGCAATTAAAAATAAATTAGGAGAAAAAACTCATGCAAAAGTGTCACATCGACCTCTTTATGGTGGTAGAACTCGAAGAAGAAAAGGAAGGAAAGGAAGAAAGTCTAGAAGAAAGTCTCGAAGATCCAGGAAATAAATTATTTTTTATACATTCTATAATGCATAAAAAATGATAGATAATATGTGCAAATTTATTTTTACATTTGTTAAATAGTAAAAATAATATAATTGAAGAATTTGATCCATTTTTCTCAAAGGTGGATAAATTTGGTTCCATTTTTCTCAAAGGTGGATAAGTTTGGCTCCACCTTTTTTAAAGGTGGATGGATTTAGATATCCAATGAAATGGTATTACTAGCCGACTTCTTACGACGTCCACTTCGTTTAGGCATATTTCCTTCTTCTTGTAGCTCCTTAAGATCATTGATACTAATGGTACTATTATCATTTTGGACAGGTTGCTCTTGAATATTAATAGTCTTTGTCTTTAGTCCAGAGAGAATATCACTAATGTCACTGGGTCCCTTCATTTCTGGTCTACTACTTGTATTGGGTCTTTTACTGGTTCTCTCCTGTACATCTGGTCTTTCAAAATTCTCTCGAAGACTGATTCCATCATCTACAAAATTACTCTTACTAAAGTTAAGATCTGGACGTCCATAGTTATTATTACCAGGTCGGCCCTGAGGAGGCGGCACTGCATTCGGACCCTGTGTAGCCATGGGTGGAGGAGGTCCGCGCCCAGATGGTACTTGGGGTTCTGGACTCATAAAATTACTCATAAATCCGCCGAATCCTGGACTGCTTTGCGACATGGAATTGACCGCCGCATTTTGGAAAGATCGCATTAGATCGGGATTTTGGCGCAAAATATCATCCATTCCTGGCATCGCGCTCTTAAACATGGTATTGCTCATATGTACCATCATTCCACTTCCACCTAGCTGGAACAATAGCTTCAATTCGGGGGCCATAGATGCCTTGCTCTTGTATTTTTCATGCAATTCGCCAAAAATCTCATCATAATCGGTAAGGTTTTCTTCGATTTGGGAACTCCAGCCGTCCAATTTGATGTCAAAAGGGTCGAATTTGCCATTCAAAAATTCGATGCCGTTCACAATGGCCATGAGCATATTGCCTTGGAATTTGACAGAATTCTGTTTGGTTTTCTCCTCCATAATGGTTTCATATTCGCCTTGCATTTCTTGAAGGGAAGATTCCATATTGTATTTTTTGGACAACTCAACTCCCTTTTTTTCGAGGGCTTCCAACTTTCTTAAATATTTGAATTTCTCTCTAAGGAGCTCTTCTTTGGTCATTTTTGGTTCAAAAGAAATGTCTTTTTCAGGTGCAATTGGGATTTCATTGAATTTTCCATAACCATCCCAGGTCTTGCTATCTTGTGAAGTATTTGCAGTGGATTCGCCAATAGAGGGTTCAAAATCGCTAAATCTTACTGATGGCTTTTCTTCAAAGAAACTACTGGGAGATGAAAACATATCGGATGCTGGTTTAAAACTACTATTCGATGCATTGTCGACTAAATTATTTAGTTCATTTTCTAAGTTGTTTAAATCTTCCAAGTCAATATCGCTTTTTGGATTACCAGTTTCCTTAACCTTATCATTCATGAGTAATTCCAACCCTCCTCCAAAATTGGAAGGTTTATCAGTAAAGTCCAAATCAGTGAGTTCTATAATCTCATCGGCCATTATCTATTCATTTATTAGAATAGATAATTTTAAGTCATACGAATTGTAAAATATATATTTCCACCTTTTCCACCTTTTCCACCTTTTAAAAAAAGGTGGAGCCAAAACCTTATGGATATGATTTTCCACCTTTTAAAAAAAGGTGGAGCCAAAACTTGCATTTATTTTTCACCTTTTAAAAAAAGGTGGAGCCAAAACTTGCATTTATTTTCCACCTTTTAAAAAAAGGTGGAGCCAAAACTTGCATTCATTTTCCACCATATGTAGTAATTTTTGCTCCACTTTTTCCACTTTTTCTAAAAGTGGAAAAAGTGGAAAAAGTGGATTGGATTGGAAGATTTTTTATCTTTATTTATAATATAAATAAATGGTAAATCTAAAGAATTTTTTGAAAAAAAATGCAATAATAATAATGATTATAATTTTTATAATTTTAGCATTATTATTTTTAATGAATTATGATTCCATTGAAACTTTTGGAAATTCAAATGATAGTGTAGCATTTGATGCTCCCTCTTTTAAAAAATGGACATTTGAGCCATCTTTGTCATGGTATAGACTTATACAAAATGGCCCCAGAATTAATTTTAATACTTTAGGATTTACTACTCCAAATCGAAATTTATCCATTGCATTCTTGTTTACCAATTTTAGAGGCCAAGGATATTGGAGAAATATTTTCCGTTTCACAAATACAAACAATAATTGCTGCAATTCAGGTGACCGAATTCCCGCTATGTGGGTGCATCCCGATAATACCAATAATTTTCACGTAAGATTTTCAACTGCTTCCAATGGAAATGATGGAATGGATTCTGGTATTTTATTACCTATGGGTATACCAGCCCTTATTGTTTTAGTATTTAATGGAAATACATTTTCATTATACATCAATAACATTATGGTATTTACTCGTGATTATAATAATATTGTAGCAAGAGATGCTAACACAATTTTACAAATGGGAGATAGTTTTCATCAGCAAGATGGTAACATGTTTATCAAGAATTTCACTCTTTATGATGGTGCATTAACTCAATCAGATGTGAATGCTATTTATGATAAATTAGATCAAGGACCTGCTGGTCCTGCTGGTGCTGCTGGTGCTCCTGGTCCTGCTGGTCATGATGGTTCTCCTGGTGCTCCTGGTCCTGCTGGTCCTGCTGGTCATGATGGTTTACCAGGTGCTCCTGGTGCTCCAGGTCCTGCTGGTTTAGATGGGTTACCTGGTCCTGCTGGTTTACCAGGTCCTATTGGTCCTGCCGGTTTACCAGGTGCTGCTGGTTTACCAGGTCCTCCAGGTTTGCCAGGTCCTGCCGGTTTACCTGGACCTGCCGGTTTACCTGGTCCTGCCGGTCCTCCAGGTCCTCGTGGAGGTAGATAACCCAATCCACCTTTAGAAAAGGTGGAGCCAAAAAGTGGAAAAATAGAGAAAAAAATTTGCTCCACTTTTTTAAAAAGTGGAAAAATAGAGTAAAAATTTTGCTCCACTTTTTTAAAAAGTGGAAAAATAGAGAAAAAATTTTGCTCCACTTTTTAAAAAGTGGAAAAATAGAGTAAAAAATTTTGCTCCACCTTTTTTAAAAAGTGGAAAAATAGAGTAAAAAATTTTGCTCCA